GGAGTCAGCGCCTGGTGGTCAGTTGAACCCAGTGTGGGTCGAGTGGCTCATGGGGTACCCGACAGGGTGGACAGACTTAAATGTTTAGGGAATTCTGTTGTACCACAGATACCTTATGTGATAGGATTATCTTTAAAAAAGATTATAGAAAATAATGAACAAAGTATACGTAACGACTAATACAAAACTACCTAATGGTGGATATCGTGATATTTCCGATTGTGAAAGATTTGGAACTCCCTACATCATGTTTGAAAACCCAAAACAAATCCAGGTAAATTCATCTCGATTTGTTTTTTCGGTAGAAAAAAAATTAAAAGATTTTACTTCAGGAGACTATTTATTATTAATGGGCGATCCCGTATTAATTGGGATTGTTTGTGCAGTTGCTGCAAAAATTACAAATAATAATTTTAAAGTCTTGAAATGGGACAGGGAGAGTGCTATATATATTCCTATAACAATAGAATTACTATAAGGAGAATAAAATGGGTCTATTGAACGAAGCCTTAGAGTTATCAAAACTAGATACTTTAAGTGGTGATAAACTATCTGACGTTGGTCAGGCAGTAACAGAACTTGAAAACGTAAGAAGTAAAGTTTCTGATTTAGAACAAGAGATTAAAAATCTCAAAGCCAGAGAAGAACAATTAGAGAATGATATCATTCCTAGTTTCTTTGATACCGGGATACAACAGTTGACTCTTAAAGACGGTAGTAAAATTTCTGTCAAAGATAAAACTCGTGCCTATATCAAAGAAGACAATCAAGATTATTGTTTTGAATGGTTACGAAATCAAGGACTTGATGATGTAATTAAAAATCAAGTCATCTCTACTTTTGGTAGAGGACAAGATTCTGATGCACAGAATTTAGTTAAAGAGTTAGAAGAAAAAGGTCTTCACCCTGAAACTAAAAAGAGTGTGCCCTGGAATACCCTAGCTAAACTTTGTGAGGAACAGATGGAGAAAGGTTCGATGACATCTGATGTCCAAGAAAAGTTCGGGGTGACTGTAGTAAAGTCAGTAAAGATCGAACGAAAAAAATAAAAGGAGTGTAATTTATGACACAAAAACAAACTGGTACCGTCACCAAAAAGGCGGAACAAGCATTGGCGACACCCACCATTGACTTATCAGAAATTCTGAAAGTTGTAGGTGCGGGCCAAGAAAACATAACCCAAGAAGACACAGGTACTCCAAGGGTTAGTATCCTTCAACAAATGTCCCCAGAGTTAGATGATATCGAGGGTGCTAAGGCAGGAATGATCCTTAGTAAAACCGATAAACATGTTTGGGCAGGCAATCCAGGAATTAAAGTTCTTGTATGTAATTATGAGAAAGTTTATTTGGAGTGGCAAGATAGAGGTACTGGCTCTAATGCTCCTGTAAATATCTTTCAGCCGAAGGATAGACCAACAGATGCAGTCAGAGGTACTGACGGTAAGATGAGATTACCTAACGGTAATTATCTTGAAGAGTCTGCTAACTTCTATGTTCTTATTATGGATGAGGAAGGCAAAGTTCCTAGACCTGCTATCATCTCTATGAAAGGAACGCAGCTAAAAGCCTCAAGAAGTTGGAACTACTCATTGAAAAATGAGTTCATTCAAGATCCTAATACAAAGCAGTATCACCCCGCTCCTACGTTCATGAGATTTTATAATCTAACAACTTTAAAAACTCAGAACGATAAAGGTAGTTGGTATACCTGGTCCGTTGCAAAAGACGACATGTTAGAAGACAAACATTTGTTTGATCTTGCACTTAAATTCTACAAGTCTATTAAGGCAGGCGAACATACTGTTAAATATGATCGTGAGGAAACAGAAAAAGAAAGTTCAGAAGACATTCCGTTTTAATGAACGATCGGGTCTCTAAATTCAAAGAGATCTTTCTTGGGTTGGAGCGTGCATACGGTACGTTCCAACCTAGCGAAAGTTTTCGAGATGATAATAAAGCTGAGGGTAAATCTTTTATCCATAAGCAACAGATCGAAGATGCTCGTTGGGAAGATCATCTTAAAGGTTCTTGGCCTAGCTTAGGCATTTTTCCTATTAATGATGAGGACAAATGTCGATGGGGTTGTATTGATATAGATCAGTATCCCCTGGATCATGTTAGCATTGTTCAAAAACTAAAAGAAAAAAACTTACCTTTTGTTGTTGCCAAATCAAAAAGTGGTGGCGCACATTTATTTTTATTTTTCAAAGACTATGTTCCGGCCGGAGCGGTTCAAAAAAAGATTAAAGAACTAGCGTCGTTAATGGGCCTTGGGCATTGCGAAGTCTTTCCTAAACAAGACAAACTTATTCGAGAAGGAATGAACTCTAAAGATTGGGAAGTGGGTAGCTTTTTAAATCTACCGTATCACAATGGATTTAATTTCTCCGATCGACATGCTTTCAGTGAAGAAGGGAATACACTTTCTCTTGATGAATTCCTGGCGGAAGTAGAAAAGAAATCAATTACTCTAGATCAATTAAAAAAATTATCTTTAACGAATGAAGCATCAGAATTTAAAGATGCACCTTTTTGTATTGAAGCTTATCTAACAGAAAACAAACAAGTCCAACAAGGAAGTCGAGATAGTTTTTTATTTCAGTACGCAGTTTACGCAAAGAAAAAATATGGAGAAAACTATGAAGAAGAAGTTCATAAGTTTCATCATAAATATTTTGCAGATCCCTTGACACCAAAACAATTAGATAAAATTGTTAAGCAAGCGGATAAAAAAGATTGGGGTTATAAATGTAAGGACCAACCAATGTGTTCTTATTGCAATAAATCCAAATGTAGAATTAGAAAATATGGAGTAGGAGATAGCAATGTTATTACCGATATCGGAAATGTTGTTCAGCATGGTGATGATGCTGATACTATTTATCATGTTACGTTAAATGACGAGCATCGATTAGTTTTAAATGTAGAAGAACTTTACGATCAACATAAGTTTAGAAAGAAGTGTTTAACAAAAATTGCTTCGATGCCTTCGATGATGAACCGTGATGACTGGGATGCTTTTGTTTTAAGTATTGTTTCGAAAGCAATTAAAGTAGCACCTGATTTTGAAGTGACACCTGAAGGACAGTTTAAAACTATTTTAAATAGATATATTTCTAACCAAGCCAACGCAATGGACATTGAAGAGATTCTCAATGGTCAGTGTTTCGTGGACGAAGAAGATAATAAAGTTTACTTTAGGTTAGATCAGCTACAAGAATTTATGAAGAACAGAAGATACGCACAACTAACGGGTATTCAATTAGGTATTTTCCTTAGAGAATTAGGGGGAGATAGCACTAAAAGAAAGCTTGGAAATAAAAAAGGACAGTTAGTTTGGTGGGTACCGAATGATAAATTCAATACCAAAGTAGAAATCCTACCGGAAGAAAACACACCAACAGAGGAGCCCATACCATTCTAAATAATACTTGTAAAATTATTGGACCGCCAGGGACAGGCAAGACAACAACTCTGCTTCGAATTGTAGAAGAGCAGTTGTCCGAGGGCCGTGAGCCCGATCGTATTGGGTATTTTTCTTTTACGAGAAAGGCAACGACCGAAGCTATTGACCGGGCTTGTAAGAAATTTCAATTACCAAGAAAAGATTTAAAATGGTTTCGTACATTACATAGCCTTGCGTATCAGTGGTTGGGATGCACGCACACAGACATTATACAGAATCAAGACTTCAAAGATTTTTATAACGAATATGGTATTGATATTTCTCAATCCATTAAAGTAGAAGATAATGTGGTAGGGGAAGAAGAGTCGGGTCTTCATTTAATAGATTTATACCGAGTCAAAAATACTTCTTTATATGAAGAGTTTAAAAAGATTGGACATGTCAAAGGTGGATTTGAAAGACTACAAAAGGTCGATAAGAACTATCGCATGTTTAAGAAACAAAGAAATATAAAAGACTACACGGATTTAATTACTGAGTTTAATAAGTTAGAGATGTCTCCTCGTTTAGATATTGTGATTGTTGATGAAGTCCAGGATCTCAAACCTAATGAATGGGGTATGGTTAATATTATGATGAAGCAAGCCAAAGCAATTTATCTAGCAGGCGATGATGACCAAGCAATTTATTCTTGGAGTGGTGCGGATGTTTCTAAACTGATTGATTTAAATTGTCATTTGCGAGTTTTAAATCAGTCTTATAGAATACCGAAAACAGTTTTTTTAAAAGCAAATACTTTAGTGTCGAGAATTAAAAAAAGAATTACAAAAGAATGGCACCCGAGAGAAGATCAAGGACAAGTCAAGAATACTAATTTTGAAAGTATTGATTTGAGAAAAGGTCAGTGGTTAATCTTAGGTCGAACCAATTATTATATTAACAACGTTGCCGAAGAATTAAAAAATAAAGGTTTCTTGTTTGAAAAAAATAATTATTTATCAATTAGTTCGGATGTAGCAGTAGCGTATCGAAGTTGGAAAGCACTTCAACGAGGCGAAGAGATTCCTTATGCACATGTAAAGATCATGTATCAATACATTGTATTAGGACCCGACGGTGTTTCTCGAGGAATGAAAGGATTACCTGGTGCAAACCAAGAAGGTAAATTTTCTCATGAAACACTGTCTAAGGAATGGGGTTTAAACATTCCTGCCAATCTATCTTGGGAGGTAGCACTCACGAGAATTAAAGAATATGACAGAATATATATTAAACAAATCCTAAATAGTGGGCATGATTTAGACGAGAAAGTTAATATAAAACTCTCAACAATTCATGGAGCAAAAGGAGGAGAGAGTCAGAACGTTGTAGTATTTTCTGATATCTCCAAAAGAATTAACGATAACCTATGGGCTAATAGAGATGAGGAACGAAGAGTTTTCTACGTTGCAATGACAAGAGCAAAAGAAAATTTATACATTGTTCCCTCTAGTTCGCCTTATGAATTTGAGGAGATACTAAGATGATATTTGAACAACAGATGGACTTACTAAAAAAGGATAATAAACCAGAATGGACAAGACCTAACTTCCCCGATGTAACGGGGATTAAACAAGTAGCGGTAGATTTAGAAACATACGATCCTGAAATTAAAAATCTTGGTGGCGGGTGGGCCACGAACAAAGGTTTTGTTGTGGGTGTTGCTATTTCTTTTGAAGGATTTGATGGATACTTTCCTGTTCGCCATGAGCGTGGCGGTAATTTTTCCGAAGAGGATGTAAAGAACTGGTTAAAAAAATTATTTAAACAAGACCCAATTGTGATTTGTCATAATGCAGTTTACGATTTAGGTTGGCTTCGACGTTGGGGTGTGGAATGTAATGTCACTAAAGTCTACGATACTTTAATTGCAGCTCCCTTAGTTGATGAGAATCGATTTAGTTATAGCCTAGATAATCTATCGAAAGATTATTTAGGAGAAAGAAAACAAGGAAATATTTTAGAAGACTTTGGTAAAGAGCATGGTTTCAAAGCGATTGAGAATATGCATTTAGTTCCTGTTGAGTACGTCGGTATTTATGCAGAGCAAGATACCAGGTTGACTTTAAAACTTTGGGAGTTCTTACGGGTAGAAATTCAAAAGCAAGGTCTTACAGATGTTTTTAATTTAGAAACTGATCTATTGCGTTTGCTTTTAGAGATGCGATGGAAAGGGGTGCGTGTTGATTTAGACAAAGCAGAAAAGACGAAGAAGTTTTTTAAATTAGAAGAAGAAAAGATTTATCAAAATATTAAAAAGGAAACAGGCATTGATATTGGTAGCTCGGATATTTATGCTGCCGCATCTTTACAAAAAATATTTGATAAGCTAGGTGAGAAGTACGAACTCACTGAAAAGAATAAGCAAGCGAAGATTAGTAATACGCTAATGAAAGAGAGTCAAAATCCTTTGATTCAATCTATCTCTATAGCCAGGGAATATAACAAAGCACACACGACTTTCATTGATTCTATTCTCAAGCATCAAGTCGATGGTCGTATTCACGCAGAAATTAATCAGCTCAAAGGAGAGTATGGGGGAACGGTCAGTGGGCGGTTGTCCATGAATAATCCAAACTTGCAACAAGTTCCGGCTAGAAATGAAGCTATTGGTCCTAGGATTAGATCCTTATTCTTACCTGAAGAGGGAGAGAAATGGGCATCTTTAGATTATTCTCAACAAGAGCCTAGACTACTCGTACATTATGCCAAAAAACACGGTTTAGAGGGCGCTGAGACCCTAATTAAGTTCTTCCATGAGGGAAAGGACTTCCACCAGGTAACTGCTGATATGGCTCAAATATCAAGGAAAGAAGCCAAGACTATTGGTTTAGGTCTTATGTATGGCATGGGGATTAAAAAACTGGCTGATTCTTTAGAGATTTCTGAGGAGCAAGCTAAAGCATTGAAGCAAAAATATAATGATAATGTTCAGTTTCTAAACAATATAATTGTTCGGGCCACAAGGTATACCGAACAACATGGATATATTAATACACTGCTCGGAAGGAGATGTCGTTTTGAATTATATGAAAGCAAAGACTTTCATGACAAGAGAATGATGTCTTATGAAAATGCCAAGAAAGTTTGGGCATGGAATGAAATGAAAAGAGCAGGAACCTATCGTGCATTGAATAGGTTAATACAAGGTTCAGCAGCAGATCAAACCAAAAAAGCCATGGTGGATTTGTGGAAAAATGTAGGGGTTATTCCTATGATTCAAATACATGACGAGCTCAATGTCTCCATAGCCAATGAGACCCAGGTAAAAGAGATTAAAGAGATAATGGAATCTGCTGTTGAACTACACGTTCCGGTCAAATGTGATGCGGAAATAGGAGATAACTGGGGAGAAATAAAATGAGTAGAATTGTATATCAAGATGGAAAACTCTATCTAAGCCTAACAAGAGAAGAAGTTAAAGAGGCACAAGACAATTTGGGCAGACCTATTGAATTGGATATGGGTCAGTTAAAAGTATTTCAAGAAGATATTCACAAAGCGGCGATGGCTCATTGGTCTAAGGTTGAGATCCATCGAGAGATCAGAGCACATCAGAAGTATTTAAAAAGCACAAGTAAAAATAAAAAATAACATTATATTCTCCACGAAAAACAAGGAGATAATAATGTTTAACTTAACGAAAAGATCAATGAATCACTTCCTAAACTTCTTTAGTAAAGAAGATAAGGACGAACAAATTAAAGAGTTTTGCCAAGCTGAATACAAACACGATTGGTTTGCAGCTTATATGACCTTTAAACAAGAAGGTCGTTTTCCTAATTTTATTAGAAGAACTTTGTAAGAAAAGGGGCTTACGCCCCTAATCTTATTTCATTTTTGTAGCGTATCTTTTATCGTTCCAGGTAAATTCTTTTACGCCTTTATTTTTAAAGTGTTTAAATGCTTCACCAAATGAAACACCACCTTTAGATACTCCAACGTTAAAGTTTTTTCCACCAGACTTTTTAATATTATCTCCAGCTTGAATGGGTTTCTTTTTTTGCATCTCCACAGCTAGATTTTTTTCTTTCATTTTTTTGAAGTCAGCTATGGCTTTGTTTTTTTCGCCTCTAGTTACTTCTTTAAGTCTAGCAGTTTTTCCTACTATATCTGAGTCTTTTTCTTTTTTTGGCTCAGATTTTGTACCTCTGAGCGTTCTTTTTATTGCGGGCATTGTATTACTCCTTATGCGTTTGCTACTATTTCAGCCAGGGCTTCACAACGCACTGGCGTTTGACTATGCCATCTCGAGTCCTTCATCTGATTGGCAGCTTCCTGTCGATCTCCATCGGACAGTGCTTTCCACATCTTACGGAACTTAGAGACACCTGTTTTTCCCAACTGAAAAACCATTTCCACAATAACATGTTCAATAGCTTGAGGCAATCTTCTATCATTTTTATATAATTGCCCTATTAATTCTTCAGCTCCTGCGCATGCTCTGTTTAAATCGATTAAAAATAAATCTTCTATTTCATCTGCTGTGATTTTAACACCTGGTTTATAACGATCTCTTTCGTGTGGTTGTACCAAATGTCCTATGGCAATCGTGGCTTTGCCTAGCGAATCTAAATAAACTTCGTCTCTACAACCTTCATGGTCACGAATCCGAG